TAATCTATCTTTTGTAATATTATAAAATGTAACCATTCCAGTAGATCTTGAACTATGATACAGCCTAACAAGATCCCCATTTAAAAACCAAATTTTTTGATTGCCTTTAATTACAGGCTGACTATTGTAGTCTTTGCTCTCAAGTTTTCTTGGACCAAAAGCCATCTTCCCTCCTTGCTATCTGAAGGTGGATGATAAAAATTTCTAGATCCACAACGGATGCAATAGGTTTCTAAATGTATTTGGCTAGAATATTGTCTATCAATAAACATTCTACCCTTGCAGCGTCTGCAATGGATCATTTACCCGATTCCCCTTTTAGTTTGGAATTCCAATAATAATTAGGTGAACAGCAAGAGAAAGATCTCCAGATGCTCCAAACCTAACTACTCCCTCTACTCGTGATGTAGTAACAGATTTTAAAATAACGTTTACATTCTGACCTGCTGGAGTATTTCCAATATTAACTGCGGTAGCAGATGCTATTGGTGCATATTTAAAATCAGATGGGAAATCATATGAAAAAGTTTTTTCGTTTCCTGCGCTAACTGTTGAGTTATTTGCAACTTCTACATATCCGCCAACAACTCTCGCTTCTGATGTTTTGATACTTTGTTTGCCTGCAGAAACCGTATCTACAGTAGTATAGTTATAGGTAGCAGATGATACTTGTGTAGAAATATCATTAATAGTATCAGCCAACTGATAGATGTATGTAACATCTAGTGGTTGACCTCGTTCTGGTAGCGGTACTTTTGCCATTATCTCTCCATTATATCATTAGACTGTTTCATTGGTCAATACATAAACTTTTAAAAATGGTGTTCCAACTGGACCATCTGCTCTTTCAATTGGCTCACCTTTTAAATAAATCTCAACACTCATTCTGTTTGGAGGTGAAGGCTGAACAATACCATTAACTGTATATGTTCCTGGCACTGGCATTGAAAGAGATGTTGTATCAATTCTTTCTTTATATAGCCAATCTCCATCGCTTCCACCACGATCCCATCTTACCCAAATATCATATTCATGTGTTTTTGTTATTAAGTAAGTATTTGCGCCGTCAACCTTTGTAACTTCAACAGCATCCCAAACTATTGTTGCTATGCTTCCTTGTTTATTAAAAGCAATGGTCCCAGGAACAAATGTGTAACCTGGCTGTATTAAGTATACAGGAGACCAGTGTGATGTTCTGTTTCTATCTGAAGATATAACTCTATATCTTACAGAATATCCTTCAGTATTAGCATTAATTGCTGGTAGATTTTCTGCAGAAGTTTTAAATTTTTTAATTGTTTGTTGTGTAGCCATTACGTTACTCCAACAGAAAACCTAAATTCAATATAATTACTTGTATTAGGATTTTTAACAATAGTTTCTGCATTTGTAGTTTTTACAACAGTATATCCTGTTAAACCATAAAGCGGATTTGTTGTTGCAATATTTTCTAATCTCATAGCATCTAAAGCAATATAGTAGTCATCTGACGGTACATCTGCTACTAAAACAGATGCATATATTTTAACAACAGTAACTGCATTCCAGGTAAAGCCTTGTGTCTGATATAGTTCCTGTAGTTGTTTTGTAATTACAAAATAACGGTTTGTTGAAAAATCATACGTTGCGCCAGTACCGCTTCCATTGTCAAGTTCAGCCTCAAATCTAGCAAACTCTCCAGATCCTTCTGCATCTGTGGTTGCAAAGTCTACAAGAATGCGAACGGTATCTGGAACAGATACTGAATCACCATCTTTACTAACTAATGAAAATGCAAGTCGTAATTCGTCAATTGGAGAGTTTCTTGTAAAGTTAACGTCTGCTCCAGTTAAATGAATATGGTTTGATCCTGGCTCAACTACAAAATGCCCTTCTGCACTACCTGTTGATGAATCAATAGTTAAATCTGCATCATCTCCACGAATTAAAATAATATTATTTAAAAACCTACAACGCTCATATCTTTCTGGACGGGGAGATTTATAAAATATTGAGTTGTCTGCATTAGTTTGAAATACTAAATCTGTAGTTGCAATTACGTTATCATCTAATGGATCATCTAATGGTTCTGTAATTGTAGGAATTGAGGTTGCAGCAGATACCGTATGATATTGCCAGTTTTCTCCTTGTGTAAAAGCAAATACTGTTTTACTATCATATGCTCCAGCAGATGGGTTAGAGCCTGCAGAATAAAGACCAATCTCAGTTATTTCATATCTTTCTTCAGTAGGTAACTCTGCTGTTAATACAATTTTTTCTGTGCCAGAATCATTTACAAAGCCTCTTGATGATATGGGCACTCTAAACATTTCAAAGTCTAGATTATCTTTAGCAGAATAATCTCCATATGGATCTGCTGTATCTAGTGGCTGTGCCCCGCAACCAATAGCAATATATGATGCATAAGCAGGAGCCTGCCCAAGAAGGTATTTACCAATAATAGATTTGCCTGTGTCTGTAATCATAATTCCGCCTCATATATTGTACCACCTGTGGTAATTTCTACCTCTATTTGCTCATCTTGATCTAAATTAACAGCCTCTACTATTAACTCTCCAGTTTGTGGATCTATATAAACATGTGATCCATCTGGACCAGTTCCCTGTGTTGGGACTTTATTATCAAATCTAATAGAAAAGTTTTGAAAATATTTATCTGAAGTAGCCTGAAGACTAACAATATTATTAGGGTTATATTGTTGTTGAATCTGTGTTAAATTTTTAATTGGTTGATAAATTATTTGTTGACCATTTACTGTGTCATTTCTAGCAACATTAATTAACTCCTGCCCACCAATATTTTCAAATATAAGATCAGACATAATTTGGATTGGTACAGCATCCTCATCAAACAAAATTGTATCAATAGGTGCAGTTTTTACAGGTGGTGGGGGAGGTGCTTGTGTAACTGGACTTATATTTGATGGTGTTGAGGATAGCGTGGATGGAGTTAATGGTATTGGACTTGGAGACGGCTGTGGATTATTTCCACCCCCACTATTTGGTGATTGGGAACTAGTTTGAACAGTAGACTGAGATGTTTGTGATGTTTGATTATTTTGAGAATATTGTGCTGCTTTTGCTGCTGATGCAGCATTAATTGCACCGCCTAAATCAGTTCCTCTTCCTCCTGCTGCTCTTGCTGCATTAAGAGTATCAAAATATTCTTTGTCTGTTAAAGTTTTACCAGGAGTGTAAGAGTCTCCATAGTATCCAGCCTTATTAACACCGCCTCGTGATTCATAATATTGTGCTGAAGTTGGTCGTTCAAATTTTTTTGTTTCTGGATTAAAAACAGTAGACCCAGCAGCGTTTGCTTCTATAATCCTTCTTGTTGTTGCATCTAGTTGCTCAAATGGAATTTTATTAAATGATTGATCATCAGCCATTTTATACCTCGCTCAAATAAATAGTCATTTGTGGACCATTATTTCCTCTAGAATAATCTATATTATACACAACAAATCTATCTGTGTCTTTAGTAACTAAATCTAAATTATCATTATTTTTATAATTAATTGTAACAATATCTCCAAGTTGTAATGTTGGAATAGAATATAGATTAAGACCAATAATTTTTTTAGGCACCATAACTTTGTTGATAATCCAGCCCATTAAAGCATCTGCATCATCTTGTGTTTGAATGTATGGAGTGTCTAAACTAAATTCATTTTTACCATATATAAGCCTGCTTAGTTTAATATCATCATATTTTGCTTTCTCTACTAATGGAGAATATATCAATGCACTACCACTAAATGGTGGATCGGAAAGGTTGCTTTTTTTACTAAAATATTCATCTACGGTTAATTCATATGTAGTATCTTGGGTAAATGCAACTCCTTGTATTCTTAAATAATTACCGCTTGTTTCGTCAAGCACAAGAGCCTTATCGGAAGCATTAAATATTAAAAACTCAGCACCGTATGAGTCTGCCTGAAAACCAGAAACAGAGTATCCTTTGATACGATTAAACGTAGGGGAGAGTTGTGAATAAAGGGCTGGATAAGCACGGTCATATCTAATATCAAAGTATGCACATTCACGCATAATAGTTCCAAATTCATCAAAATACATATTATATTTAGGTGGTTGTTCTGAACTAATACCTGTTAAATAAGTGCCTTGAATAATGCCATTCATTGCATACTTTCTAAAAGATTCATTTGCATCAATTTGTTTATCTCCAAATACTGCAGATAAGGTTTCTCCTGTTGTAAATACTGTATTTTGAGAATAGTTTTCAGACAACGCATATACGTGTTCAAACATGCAACGAGAAGAACCACGTACAAACACCGCCATATTGTTATAAATTGGAAGCGGGTCTGTATCGTCAACAACTTTAATTAATCTGTTATTAACATATAAGTAAAACCTTCTAGTTTTACCAATGTCCTGATATTCTACAGATAAATCATATACCGTTGGCTTATCTTCTCCAGCCATTCTGTATTGACCAGTAAATCTACCATCGTCTACAATGATGTTAGTAATGCCACCCCAAAGTTTAATTGGGACAGCGTTATCGTTTGCAGAATCTTTTTTAATTTTATAAAACACAATATTGTTAATATTTACCTGAGCCTCGCCATTTTTATTTAACTTTAAGTATGACTCAACATTTGTTTCTGTAAGCGCAACTATTTCAAAATAATATCCATTATTAGTTTCTGGATTAAGCAATACTGCTATACCGCCAGATCCTCCACCTATGCTTACATTTTGATTTGGCTGAACATTATTAACTTGATAATATGCTGTAGATCCAATAGGGGTTTGTCCACGAGTTTCGTTATTTTCAATCTTACCAATAACTCTAATTCGTGTTCCAAAATTTTTATATGCTCCATCAAGACTTTTATAAACATAAGAAACAAAATTTAATGGTGTTTCTGTAGTTTTAAATGAAGGACCATTTATTACTAATGCAGAAGATTGAATTGTTCCAGTCTGGGTTGATTTAAGATTATTAACTGCAGTTTCTGTAATATAGTTTGCAGCCATAAAATTTTTAATAATACCATTTCTTGTTGTTTGACGAGCCAGTGTATTATTTACACCAGCAGCGCCTACTGTGGTTGATGGTCTTGTTACATCCTCATCAAGAGTTGTAGTAAATAAATATTGTGTTTGCATAGTGCATCCACGAACATAATCATTATTTGCCCAATAATCATTTATACCCGCAGTGTGTGTTGTTACTGGTGTTCCAAACTGACCTCTACCATGCTCATATACTGCTCCTGGCTGTAGTCTTGCTATACCATCAACCGTTTCATAGAATGGTACTGAAAAAATTCTTACAAGACCTGTAGGATAAATTTTTCCATTAAATGGAATGCTTGCAAAATATCTTTGATATTCTTGATTGCTACTAATCCATACATTCCCCGTACCAGTTATATTAAACTCTGCAGCATCATATTTAATAACTTCTCCATTAGAATATAAAAATCCTTGATATCTTGTAAGCCAGTAGATGTTTTCTCCAAGATCTAAAGTATTATTTATAACAACTCCATTAACTACTGTTGGCAAATCTGCAGAAAGAGTTGCATTTAGTGGCATTGCTCCAAGGACAAATTTCCCTTGTTTTGCTGCAACTTCGTTAATTGTTTTTGTAGCCTCGTCTCCTGCTACTTCCCAAAGTAATACTGGCTTATAAATCCATGTTTTGTCACGATCCACCATACTTGCTTCTCTGATGCTTCCGTACGATCTTTGAATATATCTAGTTGTATAGTTAATTCTTCCATCATTATATACACGTTTATCTTCGGCAGCAATAGAGATAATGTTTGGTAAGTTTCCTAATGATTGATTTTCAATTACACCTTCATCTGTTTGATTATTATTTCCTAATAGTACAAAGTTTGTTTCTCTATCATCTATTTCTGGCATTAAATAATTTTTGCTCATTACAATAAAATTATTATATTCATCAAAAAACATTGC